AAATGCGTTAGTAATAGCTAAAAATGGAGATATTTATATTTTGAAAGGAGATGAAAATTCAATACCAAGTCATAAGATGACTAAAATTAACTTTGAAGACGCTTTGTATACTCACAACCATCCTAAAAATAGTAATCACGAGTGGGGATTTAGTGATGATGATTTTAGTTCATTTACTAATTTAAAATTAAAATATTTAGCAGCAATTGATGAAAAATACATTCATGAGTTATCAAATGATATGTTTGAAATGAAAAATATACTAACAGAACAAGATAAGTTATTGGATAAAATGACTTATGAAAGATGGATAGTACTAAAACAGTATAAAAAAGCAAAAGAAAAAGGATTAAGGTATAAGAGAAATGAAATTAACAAAAGATAATGAAGTTTATAAAAGTTTTAAGAGGTTAAAGGAAATAGAAGAAAAAGCTAATAACGCTGAAAATAGCAAAGAAAAAATATATTGGCGTGGGGAATATTTGAAAAAGGACAGAGAATTTTTTGAACAATTAAAACGCTCTGAGTTTAAAAAAGAGAAAGCTTTGACTATTTTGGAAAAATTGGATGAATTATATTCGAGTGATAAAAAATCAAAAGAGTAGTTTAACGACTGCTCTTTTTTTATTTGTCGTACTGATGGACATTAAACATCTAGGTAGAAAATAGTCGACAGACTTTAAATGGGAGGATAATTATGTCAGAAAATACATTTACACAGGAACAAGTAGATGAGATGATCAAAGAAAGGATTGCAAGAGAGAGAAAAAAGTTTGAAAGTGAGAAAAAAGAATTGGAGAAAAAGCACGGTGAAACGATTGAAGAGTATGAAACAAGAATCAATAATGCTAATCTTACTGCAGAAGAGAAGTATAATAAGAGCATTGCTGAACTTCAAAAACAACTTGATACTTCAAATACGGAACTTGCAACATTGAAAACTAATGAGATGAAAAAGGCTATATTAGGGAAATACAAAATCCCTGATAGTTTTTTAGGCAGCATTACTGGAAATACTCAAGAAGAGATTGAAGATAGTGTGAAATCTTTTTCTGAGAATTTATCTAGTTATCTTAAAACACAAAGCGGAGGAACACCAAACTCTTTAAATGGTGGAAGTGAAGGAGAAAAAGATAAAAAGGATATAGGACTTGAAGCATTTGATAAGGCTTTTAGTTCTTTTTAATTTAAAGGAGATGATAGAATATGGCAATGATTTATACTGAATTATTTGCAGATAAAATTGATGAAAAATTTACAAGTGAAGCAGTATCACAGAAAATAGTAAATAATGATTACAGCTTTGTAGGAGCTAAAACTGTAAAAGTTACTTCGATTAATACAGTTGATAATAGGGACTATAACAGAAATACAGGTTATGGAAATGCGGACATTTTACAAAATTCAATCCAAGAAATGACATTAACAAAAGATAGATCTTTTAAAATGCTTTTGGATAAAATGGACGAAGACGAGACAAAAATTAAAGCTGGAGAAGTGTTGGCAAGACAATTGAGAGAAAGAGTAATTCCTGAGATTGAGAAATACAGATTTGAAACAATTCTTAAAACCTGTGATACAAAATCACAGACAGTGACAGGACTTGCAGCTAACAACGCATATAACAAATTTTTAGAAGCACAGGAGAAATTAAATGATGCGGATGTACCTCAAAATAGGATTGCTTATGTTACACCTGAGTTTTTAACAAAATTGAAAAAAGATGACAATTTCATCAAAGCTTCGGATATTGGGCAAAATATAAAAATAAATGGATTAGTAGGAATGGTTGACGGAGTACCGATAGTAAGAGTTACTAAAAAATGGATGGAAATTAAAACAGGAGTAGGTGGAGCTACAACTAAAAATTACGGTTGTTTAATAGGGCACAATTCGGCAACGGTTGGTCCTGTGAAATTAGCTGAATATAGAGTAGTTACAGATTCAGAAAATTATTCAGGAACTTTATTTTTAGGTAGATTTTATTATGACTGTTTTATACTTGATAACAAAGTAAAGGGTCTAGTTGCAATTGAAGCGTAGTAAAAAAGTGTGGTTAAAACGCCATACTTTTTTATTTTTAAGAGGTAATAGAAATGACTGAATTAATTGATGAAATTTATGAAAAAATAAAAATTATTTCTGATGTAACACCAAATGAAGCAAAGACTAAATTTGCTATTGAGAGCATTGTTCAAGATAGTATTAACTATATGAACCGTGAAGACTTCCCGAGAGAGTTGATAACTCCTATAACAAAATATATTTTTAAATATAATTTTGATAAAAATAGAAATATAAAATCTATGAAAAGTGGAGATAGGCAAGTTGAATTTGTAACTGAGTTAAACGATGATGTGGAATTTAGAAAAAGTTTGAATCGTTTTAGAAAACTTGGTGTTATAAAATAAAGGTGGTATGTGATGTTTGAAGATTTTTTTGATACCGATGTAATAGAAGAAGTTAGAAGAAATACAAAAACAAAGACTGAATTTGGTTTAACAGTTCAGGGTTGGGAAGTCGTTTATACAAATGTTAAGTGTCAGTTGAGTGCTGGAATTTTAAGAGCTACTGAGACTGGAGTTATAAATAGTTCTAAAAATTCGTATAAGATATTTGTTAGTAATGATGTGGAAATAAAGCAGAATGATATTTTGATAGTAAATAAAGGTGGAATAAAATATAAATTTAAAGCTAATAAACCTATAAAGTACACTGATTTTTTGGAACATCAGGAAATATCGGTAGAGGAAGTGGAAAAAAATGAAACTTAGCGGTGATTGGGAAAAATTGGCAAAGAAATTAGAAAATTTAGCCACTGATACTCCACAAAAAGTTGGAATAACACTTAAACAAATTGCTGAGGAAACAATAAAAGAAGTGAAAGGGCAGACCCCTGTAGATACTGGACAGTTAAGAATGGGTTGGCACAGGGAAAATGGTGGAAGTTTTAAACAGGTTGTTTATAACAATGTGGAGTATGTAAACCATGTTGAATATGGACATAGAGCAGTATATTTTGGTAAAGATACAGGTAAAGTAGTGCCTGGCGTATTTATGTTGAAAAAAACTATAGAAAACTTAGAGCCTGTATTTAAAGATAAAATAGGTTCGACAATAAGAGCGGAGTTTGAATAATAATGGAATTTATGGATTTTATAAAAGCACTGAGCAAAAAAATATACGATTTTACAGATAAAGAAGTTGGAATTGATAATATAAATGCTTTGACTAGACCGTGCTACTATATCCAAGTAATTGACTACAAAAATGAGTTTTTTGCGAATTATAAAAAGAGGATATTCATTAGCTTAGACATTATATATATTCCTGAAAATGATGAAAATAATACAATGGAAGTTTATAAAGCGCTTGATGAGTTGGATAATATGTTTGAAACTAAAGGTAATAAGATTTTAAAAGTTAAAGATAGATGTCTAACTTTAAAAAATGAGCATACAAAAATGGTAGATGGTCTAGGTCATTACATTTTCGATTTAGATTTATTTGATGTATATGGGACTGATTTAAGAACTTTTGATAATAGTATTGAAACAATAAAAGAAATATTGAATGACGACACGGAGTTAACGGAATATGAGTTGATAAAAAAATTAGATTTATTTGATGAAAAAGGTAATAAAGTATCATTATTTGATGAGAATAATGATTTGATTAGTGATGAGGTGTTTAAAAAATTATCGTTATTTGATAAAAATGGAGTTCCATTTAATTACAAGATAATGAGAAATTTAAAAATGAAATTAAAGAAATAGGAGAGTGATAAAATGGCAATAGTCGGACAAATTAATGCGAGTCCAAGCATTAGTATTGCATTTAAAACATTAGCAACGACAGCTATTCAAAGAAGTGAAAGAGGTACTGTTTGTTTGATTTTACAAGATACAAAAGCTACTGAAAAATGGTACACTTTTAAAACCATAGCCGATGTTGAAACTGAAAAATGGGATAAAGATAATATTAAATATATTAATTTAGCTATGCATTATGGAGCATTTAAAATATTAATCAGAGTTATACAAAGTGGAGAAGATACAAGCAAAGTATTAAAGGATTTAGAAATGCGAAAGTTCAACTGGTTAGCTTATCCAAAAGCTTTAGAAACAGAAGACCAAACAGTTGTAAATTGGGTAAAGCAGCAATTTGGAAATACAGGTGCAATTGGTAAAACTATAAAATATGTATCAAGTTATGCGAATAAAACAGATCATGTAGCTATTGTAGAACTTGCAAATGGTGGAACATATAAGTCTATTTATGGAGATTTTACAGCACAGGAATACACAGCAGCTATTGCAGGGCTTATTGCAGGTATGCCATTAAATCGTAGTGCTGATAATCACATTATGAATGATTTGAAAGAAGTTGAAGATTATGAACCTAAAATTGGTAAATTCAGTTTATATATGGATGAAGATATAGTTAGGGTAAATTATGGTGTTAATTCTAAAACTACATTTGACAGTACTTGGAAAAAAGATACAAGAAAAATTAAAGTTGTTGAGGGTATGTGCTTTATTGTGGATGATATAAGGGACACATTCAAAAAATATTGGATTGGAAATTATATCAGTGATTATGATAATAAAATGAATTTTTGTTCAAATATAACGAAAGTATATTTTAAAGAAATGTCACCAAATGTATTGAATGGAGATTATGACAATAAAGTAGAAATTGATATTGAAGCACAGAAAAGGGCAATCATTATAGATGGGTTGGAAACAGACGGTATGACGGATTTAGAAATTTTACAGTACCCTACTGGTGATGAGGTTTATTTAACTGGAGATGTAAGATTTGTAGACACTATGGCTTCACTTAGCTTAACAATGACAATGTAATGAAAAGGAGTTGATAAAATGTCGGAAAATATAAGAGGAAATAGAACAATAACAGGAGCTTATGGAGAATTATGGCTTGATAATGAAAAAGTATTGGAATTAAAATCTGTAGAAGCTAAAATTACAGCGGAAAGAAAAGATGTACAGCTGGGGATTTCTGTTGACAGTAAAATAACTGGACTGAAAGGTGAAGGAACTATAAAAGTTTTTAAAGTTTATACTCGTGGAAAAAAAATACTTGAAAATTGGGTAAAAGGAAAAGATGTGAGAAGTAGAATAGTCACATCTATAAAAGATCCTGATAGTTTACGTGGACAAGAAGAAAGGGTATCGATTGATAATGTTTGGTTAAATTCGATTGAGCTTTCAAAATTTGAAAGAGGAGAAATTGTGGAAGAAGAAATTCCTTTTGGATTTACTCCTAGCGATGTTAGATATGAAAATGCGATAAGATAAGAAAAGGTAGGTATGGGATGAAAAATATAACAGTAGAAATGTTGTTGGAAAACAGCAAAAAAATAGAAAAAAAAGATACAGTAAAAGTTAAAGTTGAAGAATTGAATGGAGCTGTTTTAGAATTAGAAGTATTGAACAGAATGGAAATACTGGATATTTTATCCAGTAATAGTACAGACAAAGACAGTGAATTAATTTATACTGCAGGAAAAATATTTAAAGATGAAAAATTGATTACTAAATTGGGTTGTCAAATGAATCCAATTGAAGTTGTACCAAAAGTACTAAGCCAATCTACCATAGTAAATATTTCAGAATTACTTATGAAAAAGGCTGGCTGGAATGAAAAATTTACTGTTGAAGAGGTGGTTGAAGAAATAAAAAACTAATCAAGGGCGACTGGAAAGCAAAAACAGTCGCTCACTATTTAAATTGTGGACATAGTCTGCAAAGTCTAAGGGAATTAAGTAATTCGGAGTTGTTATTTATGTTTTTTATGATTGGAGGTGGATTAGAGAATGAGTGAATATAAATTGAGCGCATTGCTTGAATTGAAAGATAAGTTTACTAATGTAGCACAAAAGGCTGGAAGTTCATTGGGAACATTGAAAGATAAAGTTGGTGGTATAGCTGGTAAAATAAAAAACTCTTTCAGTGGAGTTCAAGGAGCATTGGCAACTGTTGGAGTTGGTATAGGAGCAGGGACAGCAGTTAGTGTATTAAAATCTTCTGTTGAAGCCTATGCAAATTTGGAAGACCAAGTTAGAAGAAATAAAGCTATAATGGGGGCTACAGTACAACAAGAAAAGCAACTTATGCAACAAACAAGAGATTTGGGCAGGTCAACTAAATTTACAGCTCAAGAAGTAGCGGAAGCACAAATGTATCAAGCTATGGCTGGTATGAAAACAAATGAAGTGTTAGAAATGACACCAAAACTTTTGAAAATGTCAATTGCGGCTGGAAGTGATTTTGCTCAAACTTCCGATATAGTCACAGATAACCTGACAGCTTTTGGTATGTCGTTAAAAGATTCTGATAGACTTATGGATGTAATGGTTGCAACAAGTAATAATGCAAATACCAATGTACAAATGTTAGGAGAATCTTATAAATATGTTGCAGCAACTTCAAGAAATTTTGAGAGCTTTGAAGATGTAAATATCTTATTAGGAGTGCTTGCGGATAATGGAATTAAGTCTGGTCAAGCTGGACGTAATTTAGCAGGGATTTACAGAAGGTTGGCTAATCCATCGAAACAAGTGGGAAATGCTTTAAAAGACTTAAATATTCAACTTTATGACCAGCAAGGACATTTTAGAGGATTAAAAGCATTATCTGATGATTTAAAAATTGCTACTGCAGGTCTTACACAGGAAGAAAGAAATAGATATTTAACAATGATTGCTGGTGGAGAAGGTATGAAAATACTGGCTTCTATTATGGGGACAACAGAAGAAAACTATAACAAAGTTGCTAATGCTGTAAGAAATTCTAGTGGTGCAACGGATAAATTTGCTAATGATATGAGTAATACAACGGCTAACAAAATAGCACAATTTAAATCGGCGATAGATGATTTAAAAATATCGTTAGGAGAAGCATTCGCCCCAATAGCAACTAGGTGGATGGAAGACTTTATGAAAAGAGTTGAAGAATGGCAAAAAAGTGGAGCATTAGATCCTGATAAGTTAAAAGGACAAGCAGAACAATTAACAAAAGGTGCAGAAATAGGAATGCGAGGAATTATAGGAGCCAAAGGTGCAGTTTGGGGAGCTCAATTAGGAACAGCAATTGGGGGACCAGTAGGAACGGCAGTAGGTGCTGCAATTGGTGGAGCTATTGGATATTATACGCCTGAAATAGTAAAAGGAATATTAGAGTTTCAAACAGATCCTATAAAGAAACAAGCATTTGATATAGCACGAAGTAAAGGTGGTGGGTCCGTTAGAGCAACGTACGAAGAAGGAAGGTTAAGACGAGAGGCTATGCAAAAAGAATATGACAGAAGGTCATATGAAGCTTTGCAGAAGGTTGTACTTGATATAAATGCGGTCAAAGCAAGGGTAGCACCACAGCAAAATTTAGCACTTACTCAGCAAGATAAGACAGCACAATTAACAAGTGCAATTTCACAACTCGTATCTAAACAACAAAATAATAATCCCTTGCAACCATTTGATCCGAGCGCTATAACTAATGCTATCAGTTCTGGATTAAGTCCATTAAATAGTTTGCCAAGTCTTTTGAATACTAGTTTGAGCACAATGCAACCGCCAATACCACAACCAGTATCAATAGAACAAGTTATAAATCATCAGGCTAATGCACAAATAGCAGCACAATTGTCAAATATAACAATAAATGACACAGCAAAAATTGAGAGTATAGCTAGACAGATAGCACAGAATGTTAGTCAAAATACATATAACACTATGATGTCAAATTTACAAGCTCAAATTCAAGCATCGCAATAATTAAGAAAGGAGTTTCAATATGAGATCAATATTTATGTTATTGCACGATACAGAACCGTTTATTTTTGTGATTCCACCGTCGGATTTCAAAATTACGAGCAGTCAAAACAGTGAAGTTGTAAAGATATTAGATGTTGGAGAAGTAGCATTAATAGGAGAAAAAAACATAAAAAAAGTCAATTTTTCTACATTTTTACCTGCTAAAAAATCTAAATTTTTTAATTTTTTACTAAATCCTCACTCACCGATGAGTGGTATAAAAAAATTGGAGAAATATAAAGATAATAAAGAAGTTTTAACTTTGGTAAGTGCTAATTATAGTATTTATTTTAAATGTTATATTGAACAGTTGGAATATGAAATAATAGAGAGAACAGGAGATATTGATATTACAATTGATTTGATAGAAGCTAGGAAACAGACAAGATTGATTGATGATGTTAATGAACTTTATGAGCGACATACTGGGAAGACTTCGCCAATTAAAGAGTATCAACTGGAAGAGAGATTTGAAAATTTAAAGAGCGGATTAAAAAATAAAATAAAAGAAAAAATTGATAGCTTGATTAAAGTTTAAAAAGGAAGTTTGGAAATGTTAAAAATTGTGATTAATGATAAAGAACACATAAAAAAATTTGAACGAATTACTTGGAAGGGTGGAATAAATGGAACATCACGAACATTAGAAGTAAAATATTTAGATGATAATCAAATTGCTAATTTGGGAGATAAAGTGGAATTCTATGTTGATGCTGATAAATTATTTATTGGTAAAGTTTTTTCTGTTGAAGTTGTTGGAGATAGTAAAATTAGGACTTTTAATTGTTTTGATAACTCTATATATCTTAATAAAAATTATTTTGTGAAAAACTTTAATAAGAAAAAGCCATCACAAATATTAAAAGAAATTTGTGGAGAGTTAAAATTGGAAGTTGGGAATATACCTGAAGACAAAGTGGATTGCACTTATCCAGCAGTTAATAAGAGTGGGTATCAAATAATTTTAAATGCTTATACGATTCAGCATAGAAAAGATAAAAAAATATATTCTATTGTTAGTAATGATGGAAAAATAGAAGTTGTGGAACAAGGAAGTTTGGCAGATGTTATGCTAAACTCTGAGCAAGATATAAAAAGTTCTAAATATGGTGAAGATATTGAACAAATGGTGAATCAAATTGTTATCTATAAAACTGAAAAAGAAAAACAACAAATAGTAGATAAAGTAGAAAATAAAGAAGACAAGGAAAAATACGGATTGTTTCAAAAAGTAATGCAGTATGACAAAGATAGGGATAATATCAGTAATGCTAAAGAGATGTTGAAAAGTGTTGAAAAAACAGGAAATATCACTTGTCTTGGTAATGTTTTGATACAAAGTGGTTATTCAATAGGAATACACGAGCCACACACGAACCTTGTTGGTAGTTTTTTAGTTAAAAATGATACGCATACTTGGGAAAATGATATGTATTATTGTGATATAGAATTAACTTTTGAAAATGTGATGGATAAATCCGAATTTGAAGAAAAACCAAAATCGAAAAAATCAAAAAGTAAAAAGAGTAAGAAAAACAAGAAGAATGAGAAAAAGGTAGGTGCTAAATAATGAGTATGTTTGAAATACTAAACGATATGATTGATAGCGGAATGCAACAGCAATCAAACAATTTTATAAGAGCTAGTGTCACTAGTCCACCGCCTGAATTAAAAATAAAATTTGATAATGTGGAAATACCTTCAGAACAGATTTACTGCTCTAATTTCTTATTACCACATTATCACAGAACTTATAAAATAGACGGTGTTATTGATGAAATAACTATTAATGCTACAACTCAAACGGCAATAGGAAATGGACCCGCTTCACACACCCATGACCATTCGACAATTAAAGGTTCTGGAACTTATAAAAGTAGTAAGGATATATGGTTTGAGGACACTTTAAAAGTTGGAGATGAAGTGCTAGTTTTAGTGCTTGGGATAAATTATGTGGTAGTTAGTAAAATAGTGAAAATGCCATGTGGTGCAATAGAAGGAGTGTAAATATGGATTTTGAAGAATTGTTCTTGAAACAGAACGAAAAAAAAGAAAAAAAGGAATTACCTCTGTTTAAAGAATATGCAATTAATTTTGATACGCTGGAACCTTTGAGAAATGGAAATAACCTTGTTGAATTAAGCGGAAATGAAGCACTCAAAGTATGGATATTTAAGGCACTTAAAACTAAAAGAAATTTTTACGAAATACATTCGGATAGTTATGGAAATGATTTAGATGTGCATATTGGTACGGTTTATCAGGAAAGTATAAAAAATGCTTTAATTATTTCGGAAATTAAAGATTGTTTATTAGTTAATCCGTATATTTTGGACTGCTATAATTTTGAATTAAACTACAACAATGATGATGATAATTTAAAAGTTTCTTTTAATGTCTCTACCGTCTACGGAGAAAGTGAGGTGTTATACAGTGAATAAAATAGAAGTAAGGAATAAGTTTTTATCCAATTTAAAAAATAGTTTTTCTAAAATTGAGGGAACTTTTAATTTTGATATAGCAAGCGTCTACGGAATAGAAGCTGAAGCAATATATAAACTACTGGAATTTTGGATTAATCAAACATTTATTGATACAGCTACTGAAGATGAATTTGTAGATTATCATGCAATGCTTTTTGGTGTGACTAGAAAAAAAGGGACTAAGGCAAGAGGAGAAGTGTTAATAACAGGAAAAGCTAATACCACAATACCTGCTGGAACAGTAGTATTAAAAACAGATGGGACGAAGTACCGACTGCTTTACGATACAACAATATTATCAAATGAAAAAGCAATTGCTATAGTGGAATGCTTACAAAGGGGAGAGATTGGAAATTGTGCTATTGGTGAGATAGTGAGTTTTGAAATTTCCAATGCTAATATTTTTACAGTAACTAATGAAAAACCTTTTATGAACGGATATGAAAAAGAGCCTAACGATATTTTAATATCGAGAGCAAAAGAAAGAATATTAAAGCCAGCACATAGCGGTAATGTCTATGATTATGAGAAATGGGCAAAAGAAGTGGATGGAGTAGGTGAGGTATTAGTTGAACCACTATGGAATGGAAATGGAACAGTAAAGGTAAGAATTTCCAATTACAACAATAGTGTAGCCGACAATGAATTAATACAAAAAGTAAAAAATAGGATAGAACAGGTCGATGGTAGACCAGTTGGAGCTAATGTTACTGTAGCAAGTTTTGATAGCAAAGATATTGAAATAAGTGTGAGGATCATATTAAGCTCTGGAGTAAAATTAAGCAATGTATCTGAT